GTGCTCTTCCGATCTTTTTTGCGCACAACGCCGGGCGCTACCGTTGATTATGATTTTGTGGTTAGAGATATTGCCGAGATTATCGGTGATCGTCACGTTGAAAAATTGGCGTTTGACCGCTGGCGAATTGATGTATTTAAAGCCGCGTGCCTTCGCGCAGAAATATCGCTGCCGCTCGTAGAGTTTGGGCAGGGTTATAAGGATATGTCTCCTGCGATTGATGCGTTAGAAGGCTTGCTTTTAAACGGCAGACTTAGGCATGGGGCGCACCCGGTTTTAACGATGTGCGCAGCTAATGCGGTGATAACAAAAGACCCAGCAGGTAACAGAAAGCTTGACAAAAGCAAGTCAACGGCGCGAATAGACGGTATGGTGGCCTTGGTTATGGCTAAGGGTGCTACCGATATGGAGAAGCCTTTGCTCGTTTCGCCGTCACCGTGGGATAATCCCGACTTTAACTTGGTCAGCGCATGAAGATTTTTGGCGTTGATTTTTCGGCGCGCTCGGAAGTTCGTGACGCGCCGCTTGGCGGGATGACTTCATGGGGCCGGTTCTTTAGCGGCTGGGATATGGACGCGCCAGCGGGTGCGGTTTCGACGGCTGAGGCTTTGGCCGTTCCTGCATTTTGGGCTGGCGTCAACTTCCTTTCGGCTTCGCTAGCGGCGCTCCCGCTCCACGTCTACAAGGTGACTAAGAACGGTAGCGAGCGGGTAGAGGGTGGCGTTAACAGCCTGTTGCAGCACGCGCCGAATGACGAAACGACCAGCTACGCATGGCGCAAATATTCGTTTTTTCAGACATTCACCGGCGGGCGGCAGTTCACTTGGATCGAACGGGTGCCGGGCCGCATTGTGAACCTATGGCCGCTAGACCCCACCAAGGTGACGTTGAAGCGCGTCAACGGCAAGAAGGTCTATTGCTACAGCGACGGCGGGCGGGCGGAGGAATATGCCGCATCCGAGATTATCGACTTGCCGTTTGCGCTCGCGCCGGATCAGCTTTGCCACTATTCGCCCGTTGTCATGGGCGCGGGTGCATTGAACCTTGCGCTGGCAATGGAGAAATACGGGGCCAAGTTTTTCAAGGGCGGTGGCGTTCCCCCGCTGGCGCTAGAGGGCACCATGCCTAGCGGGCCGGAAGCGAGCGCGCGCGCCCTTGACCAAGTGAGCGAGGTTATCAGCCAAGCTGCGGCCAAGGCCAAGCAAGTCGTGATGATACCGCCCGGATATAAGCTAAATCCGATTGGTTTTGACCCTGACAAGGGGCAGATGAATGACGCGCGGCGCTTCCAAATCGAAGAAATTGGCCGTATTTTGGGCTTGCCGCCGGTGTTTTTGCAAGACTTGACGCATGGCACGTTCACCAATTCGGAGCAACAGGACTTGCACTTGGTGAAACATACCTTGACGCAATGGACTATGGCGCACGAACAAGAGCTTAATTTGAAGGTTTTCGGGCGCGGAAACACGAAGAATTACGTCAAATACAACATTGACGGCTTGCTTCGCGGCGATTTCATCACGCGTATGCAGGGTATGGCGCAAGGTGTGCAGAATGCTTTGCTTACACCGAACGAGGGGCGCGCATTGGACAACCGGCCCGCGCTGTCGGGTGGCGACGACTTGCTTATTCAGGGCGCGACGGTTCCGCTCGGGATGCAAAACATGGGAGACGGCAATGCAACAGCGTGAAGTGCGAGCGCTCGCAGCGCCGATTGAAGTGCGCGCCGATAGTCGCACGGCGACGGGTTACGCGGCGGTCTATAATTCGATTGCCGACATCGGCGGGTATTTCAATGAACAGATCGCGCCGGGCGCTTTCGACGGCACGCTAGGCGGCGACATTCGGGCCTTATTCAACCATGACACAGCACATGTCTTAGGTCGCACGATTGCTGGCACGTTGCGGCTGGCGAGCGATGACCGTGGATTGGCGGTTGAAATTGACATGCCCGATACGGCAATGGCGCGCGACTTGGCCGTTTCGATGACGCGCGGCGATATTAGCGGCATGTCGTTTGGCTTCAACGTCACCAAGCAGACTTGGGATGAAAGCGGGCCGGTTATCCTTCGCACGATTGAAGCCGTCGAGTTGTTCGAGGTTTCTATTGTGACGTTCCCCGCCTATGATGCAACAGACGTTGCAGTCCGCTCGCTTGAGCAGTATAAGCGGGAGCAGCGAACACATAATTTCAACGCGGCGGCTCGCCGTTTGAAAATGAAAACCGCCATTCGCTTGGCGAGTAAAGCACAAGGCTAACGCCGACTGCCCAATGAACCGGCCTACGGGCCTATTTGTTGGAGACTGACACAATGGCAATCGAAGAAATCCGCGCCAAGCAGCAGGCATTGCTTGTTGACGCGCACAACGTCCGCAACGAGATTGTGGACGACCTCCCCGCCGATCGCGTGACGGAGCTTGAAGCGCGTTTCGACACCATCATGGGCGAGCACGACGCGCTTGAAGCCCGTGGCGAACGCGAAGCCCGTCTTGCTGGCGCTATGGCCGAAGCCGAAACCCGCGCTGCCGCACGCCGTCCGGCGCAGCCCAATGCTGAAGCTGCAGGCGCTGCTGCTGGCACCACGCCGGAAGACGAGTTCCGCGCATACCTTCGCGGTGAAGTCCGCGCGCAGACTGTCGGCACCACGACTGCGGGCGGCTATACCGTTCCGCAGGGCTTCATCCCCGAGCTGGTTCGTTCGATGCTCGCATGGGGGCCGATGATGGACGCCACGCTCGTTCGTGAAATTGCGACTGATAGCGGCAACCCGCTGCCAGTCCCGACGACGAACGATACCGGCAACGTCGGCGTGCTGCTTGCGGAAGCTACGGCAGCGACTTCGGAAGGCGACGTGGTTTTCGGCCAGAAGCAGCTTGATGCCTACAAGTATTCGTCGGGGCCGATTCAGGTTTCGATGGAACTGTTGCAGGACAGTGCCTTTGACATGAACGCGCTGCTTTTCGACCTGATGGCGGAACGTCTTGGCCGTAAGATCAACCTTGACCTTACGACTGCGAACGGCTCGGCCAAGCCGAATGGCGTGATGAACGCCACCACGCTCGGCAAGACGGCGGCATCGGCAACTGCGGTGACTGCGGATGAACTGATTGACCTTTATCATTCAGTCGATCCGGCTTACCGCGCTTCGCCTTCGTGCGTGTTCATGTTCAAGGACACGGTGTTACAGGCCATTCGCAAGCTGAAGGACGGCGAAAACCGCTACCTGATTGACGGCCTCCGCGACGGCGCGGGCGTCATCAATCTGGCGGGCATTTCGGTTCCGTATCGCATCAATCAGGCGATGCCTGCGATGACGACCGGCCTCAAGTCGATTGCGTTTGGCGACTTCAAGAAGTTCGCCGTTCGCCGCGTCAACAGCATTGTGGTCAAGCGTTCGGACGAGTTCGCGTTCACCACTGACGTTGCGACGTTCCTCGGCTTGGCGCGGTATGACAGCGAGTTGCTGGATACTGCGGCCATCAAGCACCTCATTCAGGCATAAGCCATGCTTGTTCGGATGCTTGCCAGTTTCGCCGGCACGAATGTTGATTGGCCCTCGGGCAGTGAGCAGGACTTGCCGGCGGACGAGGCCAAGCGGATTATTGACGCGGGCTTTGCAGTCCCTGTTGCGACCGTGAAGGTTGAACGGGCGGTTGCGAAGCCGGTCAAGGAGACGCGGTAGTTCCCCTCAACTGGGCGCGGGTTTAGGCTCGCGCCCATTTTTGAAAGGCTGACACATGGCCGATTTTTTCAGCGGTTCGGATAGCGTCCAAGCGCCAGCCCGCAAGCTTGTTGATATCACGGCGGCTGATAGCGACCTTACGAACGTCACCAAGGGCATTTACGTTGGCGGCGCTGGCACGCTGGTTATCACGGCTGTGGACGACACGGCGTCGGTGACTGTGACCGCGACGGCTGGCAGCTATCACCCCATTCGCGCCAAGCGCATCGCGGCGGCTTCGACTGCAACGGGCATTGTCGGGCTTTACTAGGTGAACCTGTCGCTTGGCCTTAGCATCGGTGCAACGGCGGTTCGCCGTGGCGGAACAAGCAGCGGCGGCTCTGCGCCTGTAAACACCGTAGCGCCAGCCATCACCGGCACCGCAGAGCAAGGCTCAACGCTCGCTCATGAAGCTTCAGGAGAAATCCGCGGCATCCGCCGCGCGTAAAGCGGAGGCGGAGGCCGACACGGCCGATGCCGTCCGCGATGCAACCGTTCAGGCCAAGTGGGCCGAGGCGGACCAGCGGAGCTCCGTCGCCTGGGGCGAGCGTCTTCGGGCGCCCGCCGCCAGCGAGAAGGATCGCCGCACGACGGATCTCGTCGGGCAACAGGCGATCACGGAGGAAACGCTTCGCGATTTTCGTCGTGGACTGATCGAGCAACAGACCGGTGCCGCGTCTGCGTCCGCTGGCGAGCTTAACTCGCCCCGCGAATACAACCGGC